AAAAAAAGAAAGGGAATAACAAGCTTTCGGGCACCCGAGGTCTATGTTTTGTGTGACCTATTGAAGATTCCTGATGATGTAAAACCGAAAATTTTTTGCCTTTAGGGTTGCAAAAAATAGCTACCTAATAAGGAGGTGAGAAATGCCAAAAGTCAAATTAGGTTACGGGATCGGTGATTACATAGCCCGCCGGATAAAGAGGGCGGGGCTGACACAGGCCCAAGTAGCAAAAAGGTTAAGCATCTCCCAACAGGCGTTTAGTTACCACATTAAAAGGAATGAGTTTTCCTATACCGAGTTAAAGGAAATCTTCTCCATGATAGAGGCAACGGACGGGGAGATAGTCAAAGTAATGAGGGGGTTCTTATGACACAGAGGGACATTTTAGTAATTCTATTGGTTATTTCGATCATGTTGTTTTGCCTGTTGGCTGACTGCTTAAGGGCAAGCATCTACGCAGAACAGGAGGAAAGGAGGGAGAGACTTGGACGAGGGAGTATCGGAGGTTCTGTACACCGAACAGCGAGAAAAACCCGCAGAGCTTGTTGAAGCCGAGCGAATACAGATTGACCCTGACTACGGAATGATGATCCGTCATCAGCGGGAACTTGAAAAAATCGCAGAGACAGCTTCAGAGACCGAACAGCTTTTAATGGCAAGGAAAATGAGCTTTTCCGTATTGGTCACAGCTATGTGGGAAATCTACTCAAAGGAGCATGAAACACTCGAGAAGATAAGGGGGAATTTTACATGAAGAGAACATCAGAGGCATATCTTAACACTCTGCTTAATGGAAAGGCAGAAAGGGCGAAGTTATCAGCCCGTCAGTACCTTGTAAATCATCAGGACGACGTACCTTTAGTGATCCTGATTAGCTACCTGGACAGTATCAGAGAAAAGGCCGTAATCAATGACGGCAAGATCGTAGGTTTTTCCCGGATATAAAAAGAGCCGCCCGTATAAGGGACGGACGGACTCAAGGGGATTTGTACGATCAATGAAATTATCGTTAGTAGTTACACACAAGATATTGTAAAGTCCCTACATCATTATACAAGATGTTGGGGAATGAGTCAAGGAGGAATAAAAATGCAGATAGAAGAAAAACAGCTTATCAGTTATCTGACGAAGATCGTCAAGCTCCATGATGAACTTGATGACACAAGAAAGGAACTTGAGGCATCCAAAGAGGACGCTATAGCGTGGTGGAAACGGTGGAAGATACTCAAGGACAAGTACGAAAAGGAGGAAGAAGAGAATGATTCAGGAGAAACTGCTGAAAATACAACAGGAGCTTAAAGCTCCGAAGGGTCAGAGAAATGACTTCGGTAAATATAACTATCGCTCATGCGAGGATATCCTGGAGGCTCTTAAGCCCCTGTTAGCCAAGTATAAGGTATGTCTTTTCATATCGGATGACCTATTAGAGGTAGGCGGCAGAAACTACGTCAAGGCGACAGTAACCATAAGTGATATTGAGGACGGATCGCAGATAGTAAACACAGCTTTTGCCCGTGAGGAAGAGACAAAGAAGGGCATGGACGGATCGCAGATAACCGGGGCTTCATCATCCTACGCAAGAAAGTACGCTCTTAACGGCATGTTTGCGATAGATGACACCAAGGACAGTGATTTTACCAATAAGGGAGAGACAAAGGCAGAAAAGCCCTCTACGGAGGCTAAAAAATGCACTGAAAAGCAAGTGGAACTCCTTATGAAGCTCTATGACGAGGAAAACATTTCCAAGCTGATGAGCTATTACAAGGTATCAACGCTTGAGGAACTGACTATGGAACAGGCAAGTCAGGCTATTCAGAGAAAGAAGGGAGCATAAATGGCAGAGTTAGCGATCAAGAACGAGTTACTTAAGGGCGTGTCAACCGACCTTTTTACAGAGGAAGGGATCATGACGGCACAGGGCAGAAACCTTATCGAGAGGGTGGAACTTACACTTGCCGCTGTAAAAGATGCGGAGAAGGAGATCAGGAATAAGTGCCTTACGGAAATGAAGGCAAAGGGGATTCTCAAGGTCAAGGACGAAACCCTGTCTATAACCTTTAAGGACGCTTACGACAAGGAGACCGTAGATACCAAGAGGCTTAAGGAAGAACAGCCGGACATCTATGACGAATACTGCAAGGTCAGCCCTGTCAAGGAGTCCCTGTTAATAAAGGTGGGTAAGTGATGGATAAGTGGGAATTACAGAAAGGGTTATTGGAATATGACGATGCCTCGCATACATACCTCTATGAGGGAATAATAGTACCAAGCATAACACAAGTTATGTCAATGAAATTTGGGGGTATGTATGCTTCTGTTTCCCCTGATGTTTTGAAAGCATCTGCGGATCATGGTACCGCCGTCCATAAGGCCATTGAGAATTGGTGCAAGTGTGAAATACCCTCGGATTTACGGGAACTTAAACACTTTCAGGTCTTAAAACAGAGATACGGCTTTGAGGTTCTTAAGAATGAAATACCGATTGTTATTAAAGAGCCTTGTGTTGCGGGAAGGCTTGACCTGGTACTCCGTGACAAAGAGGGCAGATTGGCTATAGCTGATATAAAAACAACCGCTACTTTTGAAAAAGAGTATGTAGCGTATCAGCTTAACCTATACAAGAAAGGCTACGAGGAAACATACGGTGAAGAAATACAGGCATTATATATCGTCCATGTGCGGTCATATGGTGGAAAGAATTTCCGGCATTTTAGGGAAATACCGATCTCGGATATCCCGTATCAGTGGCTATGTGAAAACTACGAAAGGTGGAACAATGGCAAGACGACTAATTGACAACTACGACTTATTCAGAGCAAACGAGGACAGGCTGTTAGATCAGATAAAGAACAACCCTGTATGTGACGAGTGCGGGGAGATCATTACGGATGAATTTTTCTACGACATCTACGGTCACAACATCTGCATCGACTGCATGAACGGACATCGGGAGGAAGTTATATGACGTTCCAGGGCGAGATCGTAAGCGTATATCCTGACATTACCCTCGACCAGGTATTTATACAGATATCTACCACAAAAGCCTGTTTAGAAGCCCTACAGGCGGTCAGGGAGATAAAGAACCTTGATATCGACATCAAAAAGCATAGGGAAAAGCGATCCCTTAACGCTAACAGCTATTTTCATGTTTTATGCGACAAGATATCGAAGGCACTCGGAATTACACCGACTGAAGTAAAAAACATGATGCTTCGGGACTACGGATTTATAGATCAGGATGTAAAAACGATCATACTTCGGGATGACGTGAACTACTTAAAGCTTGACGGGCTTCACTTAAGACCTATCGAAGGACAGCGGAAACAGCTTGGGAAATACTTTTATCAAGTCTACTACGTCATAAGAGGTTCACATACGCTAAACTCCGAGGAATTTTCAAAGCTCCTGGACGGGACAGTATCAGAGGCGAAGGACTTAGGAATTGAAACGTTACCGCCGGAAGAACTTAAGGCTATGAAGGAAAGGTGGGGTGTTGATCTTGGTAGTGAAGGATGAGGACAGATGTTGGGTCTGCGGGTGTCCGTGGGCTGAGACACACCACTGTCTATACGGGACAGGGAAAAGGGAATTAGCCGACAAGTACGGCTTAACAATCCGTTTATGCCGACAGCACCATAACGAGGTACATGCTCATCCTAACACAGGTCTTGACCTGAGATTGAAGATCATGGCTCAGGAATACTTTGAGAAGAATTGCGGCACAAGAGAAGAATTTATAAAGCTTTTTGTAAAAAGCTACTTATAGGAGGGAGAGAAATGAAATCACAGAACGAACGAGTATTGGAATACATGAAGGAACATGACGGGATTACGTCTTTACAGGCTTACGAGAAGCTTGGAGTTACCCGGTTATCAGCAAGGATCAAGGATTTACGGACACAGGGAAACATCATCTTTAGCGACCCCGTGGAGGTTGAAAACCGTTTCGGGGATATGTGCGAGGTATCAATGTATCGGCTTATTAAGGAGGCGGGGAAGTGATTATTGGACAAGATGAGTATAAATACATTTACAAGTGTGATTTATGCGGCGAAGAGTTTTCTGACTACAAAAAAAATCGAGACCGACCACGCAGATATTGTAGTGCGAAGTGCTTTCACACGTCTACAAGAGTCACGCCTATTACTCGGGTTTGTGTGAATTGCAATAAGGTATTCACAGTTAGAAAGGCTTTTAAAAACCAAAAATTCTGTTGCCGGGACTGTTCTGCACAATATCGCAATAAAACACGGGTTAATGAAGTGAGAACGACAAAAAAGGGATATAGGTACATAAGAACGAACGGGAAAGACGTAAAGGAACACATCCTGATTATGGAAAACTATCTCGGAAGAAAACTAAAGCCTGATGAGGTCGTTCATCATAAGGATTTTAACAAATCGAATAACGATATAAGCAATCTTCAACTAATGACAAATAGCGAACATTCAAGATTGCATCGTAAATACGAGATTGAAATGTATGGAAAGCACAAAGGTTGTACAGGGGGTTGGAATAAAGGGCTTAAAGCACTCCCTTATAAACCTTACAAAGTAAAGAAGGTAATACGAGTAGAGGACGGAAAAATCTATGATAGCACAACAAAATGTGCGGAAGATATAGGCGGTTTTGCTTCTTGCGTTTGGTGTGCCTGTGTAGGGAAAGCGAAGTCATACAAAGGATATCACTTTAAATACCTGGAGGATAAAAAATGATTAACAGCAGACAGAAGGGTGCGAGGGGCGAACGGGCCTTTTCCCATAAGATCAATGACCTTTTAGGTCTTGAGACACGAAGATCACAGCAGTATTCAGGAGCAAACGGTGACGCTGATGTTGTGGGCGTTCCCGGTATTCACTGCGAGGTTAAAGTTGTTGAACGGCTGAATATCTATGATGCTGTCGATCAGTCCAAACGGGACGCAAGAGAAAACGAACTTCCTTGCGTGTTCCACAAAAAGAACAGAAAAGAATGGCTCGTTACCATGCCTCTTGATGAATGGATAAAGCTATATAACGCTTACAGGCACAAATAAGGGTTGTAACACCTGTTCTACGGAACAAAAGAAACTGTACCTCTAATGGCAGATATATCACGAAAAATTGTAAGCCATTTGAAAATCCCCTGTCCTACGGGGCGGGGGAGGAAAGGAGGATTCATGGCAGAGGCGTTTGTAAAGCTGTATAAAAAAATGCTTGCTTGGGAATGGTACGACGATATCAACACTAAGGTTCTGTTTTTGCACTGCCTACTCAAAGCAAATTGGAAACCTACAAGGTGGCATGGAGTTGAACTCGAACCCGGACAGTTTGTTACGAGCTTACCGACACTTGCGGAAGAGACTCAGTTATCTGTGCGTCAGGTCAGGGTAGCGTTAGACCACCTGAATATGACAGGCGAAGTGACAAGCAAATGTCAGAGTAAATACCGCATTATTACTGTAAATTCTTGGAGTGAGTATCAGTCAAGTGACAGGCAAGATGACAGGCAAATGACAGGCAAACGACAGGATAGTGACAGGCAAATGACAGGCAAACGACAGGCAAATGACAGGCAAATGACAGCAGATAAAGAATATATAGATATAAAAGAATATAAAGAAAAAAAAGAAGTAGAAGAAGTAAAAGAAGTAAAAGAAGAAAAACATATATATGGCGAGTACGGACACGTCAGGATCAGCGACTCGGAAAGGGACCGGCTTTTTAATGACTACGGAGAAGAGGAAACCATGGAGGCCATCAAATACCTTGACGAGTACATAGAAATGAAAGGCTATAAAGCCAAGAACCATTACTTGTGTATGAGGAAATGGGTTTTTGATGCGATCAAGAGGGATAAACCTAATAAACCTAATAAACCCGAAAGTATTTTTGATGCGATTATGAACGCATAGAAAGGAGAGATATGACAAGAGAAGAAGTTAAAGAACTTTTAGTAATGATAAGAGCCTTATACCCGAACTTTAATCTTAAGCCGGAGGAACTGACAGGAACCATAAACGCATGGCACATGATGTTAGAGGAATACCCGGCTGATGCAGTGGGAGCGGCATTAAAGATATACGCCAAGACTAATAATACAGGCTTTGCACCTTCTGTATCACAGCTTATAGGGGCTATATATGCCCCGAGAGAGAATAACGAGCTGTCAGAGGGTGAGGCGTGGGCCTTGGTTAAAGATGCGATAAGGAAAGGGGCATACGACTCACA